TTACCTTCTAATGCCGCTGTTGCATCTGCTTTGTCAGTAGAACCACCACCTGAATAGCCTAAGCCAATTTGGAATGGTGATAATGCTTCATCGCCTGCTGTTACGTCATCAAAAGTTTCTGCATAACGCACTCTCAATGTGTGGATCTGTGATACAGGTCCAGTCATAGGTTGTACACCAACAATCTCGTTTGCGATTGTAGTTGGCATAACCCTTCTAATTACTGGAAGAATAACACGGTTAAGTGTTGCTACGTTCCCAGCGGATGTAGCGCCAGAAGTTGCCGCCTCAGCGAGATACTTGCGAGTGTTCTCGAGAGTGACGTCCATTACGCTCTTCTTGTGACCTGCTAAGCCTTCAAGAAGTGCTACCTTGGTCTCCTGCCAGTTTTCTTTTAGTATGTCTGACATTTTATGTCTCTCCTTTTTAGTTTAATCCCGCTAATCTGCGGAGTTCAATTAAGTTTGAATTTTCTTCTACCTTGATTTCTTTATCGCCTGTTACTTCTGTGCCTTCCATGATTGCCTTTTTTGTTGCAGTTGATGGACGTTTGTCTTCCATTACCGCGGGTAGATACTTTTCAAACGCAGTATGCAATTTACTTGTTTGCACACTTTCCAATAGTTCAGACATGATTTCTCGTTTGTCTTTCCCTAATGGGTTTAACAACTCATTCATCACCTTAACACGCTCTGCTTCGTCTCTGGCTTTAGCAATTTCTGCTTCCTTAGACTCAACAATAGTATCCTTCTCTGTGATGGCTTTCTTAGCCTCTGCTAATTGATCTTCTTTCTCAGCAACGACTTTCATTAACTTCGCAGTTTCTGATTTTTCGTTTAAGAAAGAACCCATGTATTCATTAGCAAATGCTTCGAATAGTTTTCTACCAAAGTGGTTTTCTCTAGAAGCACTAATGTCTTCTTTGAGTTGTTTGATTTCGTCTGTTAATTTAGAATTAACAGCAGACTCAACCACTTTTGCAGATTTCTCAATAAAGCGTCGTTTCACTTCATCAAGTTTTGATTTTGCTTCACGTACAAGTTTAACCTTAGTTTCGGCAAGATCTTTTTTGTCTTCTGCAAACTCTGTGATTTCTTTTGCTAATTGTTTGACCACAAAGTCTTCGAGTTTTGCAAAGTTTTCAGAAACCTTTTTACGGTCTTCATTCAACTCTGAAATTTCTTTGGATAACTGACCGAGTACAAACTCTTGCAGTTTACCAGAATGTTCAGCAACCTTCTTCTTATATTCAACTCTTGCTTCCGCAAGTGCTTTCTTATCTTCAGAAAGTTCTTTAATTTCTGATTCCAAACGCTCGGAGACCATTGCATCAATCGCTTCAATCATGTTAGTTTTATCATGTTCGTAGCGGTTAGCAAATTCTTCACGTAGTTCAGCAGTAACACTATCACGGTGTTCTTTGACTTTTGATTCCCAGGCACCAGTAATTTGGTCTTTGACCTCTTCACTAATAATCCCGGTTTCAAAAAGTTTGTTAAAAACGTCACTCATCGTGTTTCTCCTTTTTGTTACTGCAAGCCTTTTATGACTCGTAGTATCTGTTCTTGTAGATACTTTTGTGCTTTAGGATCATTTCCTACCTCACCTGCTGATCTAATTGCACGTAATCCACCTCTGGTGTTCATTAAGTGTTCATAGATTGGTGTAGGATATGCTCCCGGAGCACTTGGTTGTGCTACCACGTCAACGGTAATAATTTCAAACTCCGAAACTTCACCATTGGACTCGTTAACATTTCCGCTTCCTCTAGATGAGACACCTAGTTTGACTCCGCTTTCCAGCATCGTCTTCACTAGGTTTCCCATTGGAGTTGGCAAAATTTTCATCTTACCAAATCCGTTAGGACCGTCCATCCACATATCTGTTATCATGTGGCTAACTCTGTCCAAATTTACTTTTAAATCATCTGGGTGATCTACTTCACCAAGAACTGAGTACCCTCCGTCAATTTGATCCTTTAGGGTCTTTACAGCGTTGCCTATCTCAGAGACAGGGTAAACACGCTGGTTAGCGTTTTTGACACCACCCTGAATACAAATGCCCTTTAGATAAAGAGACTTGTTTTCTCCTTCACCTTGTGACTCTAAAGTGACCTTTGCTTGGTCAAATGTCAAATTTTCTCGTAGGTATAAAGATGCCATAGTGGCTTTCTCCTAATTACTCAGCAGTCTTTTTTACAGATGCTTTTTTAAAAGAATCCCCAGCGTTTGCACCTGGTTCATTCTCGAAAGATTTCCCCATGTCCTTAGCCGCAGGAGCCTTACCGCCCTTTTCTTCACCACTTTGTGCGATGTTTTTACCATCAGCACCTGAGTCTTTGCCACCTTTCGATGCTACTGGACTCGTAGTGTTATCAGCGCCTTCTGAATTATTAGGTGCAGAGACTTTTTCGACATATTCTCTCATAGTCTCGCCAACGGATTTTTCTTTTTTTGCACCTTCTTCAACTTCTTCACCATCTTCTTCTGTTGCTTCAAACGGTGATTGGATTGCTTCTTCTTCGGCTTCTTCTGATTCTTCTTCATCTGCTTCTGGACCCATTTCTTCTCCACCTTCGTCTTTATTAACGAAAGCATCGAATTCTGCTTTTAATTCGTCCAAAGCATCTTCAAGATCAACAACTTTGTCTTCTAGATCTTCATGATCGTCTTCATGATCGTCCATTTTACCATCGTCGTCGTAATCTTTGTCCATGTCATCACCTTTATCTGCTTCGATATCGGCAATCATGTCGTCGGCGGCATCGCCACCAACTTCTTCTACTGATTCTTCTTCAGTAGGTTCGATGAATTCTTCCACAGACTCTTCTGATTCGTCATCTGATGACTCTTCAACTTCTTCGTCTGCTTTATCTTCTGTTGATTCTTCAACTTCGTCTTCTTTAGACTCTTCTGTTGCTTCTTCAACTTCTTTTTCTGCTTCTTTTTCTTCAGACTCGATTAGACCCTGATAGATTTCTTTAGACTTCTCTACAACGATATCGTGAAATAAAGACTCTGCTTTATCTTTTTCTTCGTTTACAAGAAGATCTAATAATTGTTCAAATTTAGTTTTATCTGACATTGTATTATCTCCTTTAATTTAGTTAATAGGCAAGGCTGTCATGTGTATTTACAAAAAAACCAGTTTTACCGGTTCAAATGGTGGTAAAATAGGTATTTTTTTGCTATTCTTACTTATCAAGTATGTATTTAAACTCTTTATAACTGATATTGCTGAAATTAGCATATTGATTTAGATTATTGGGTATATAATCGTTCTTTTGTACTACCCTAATAAAACGGCGATCTGAGTTCTCTCGCAGTATGGTTTCTGTTTGTCTTAACCAGTTTCCATAGTAGGTTGCAGGTTCATGTATTGCTTTATAGTTCTTAGATCCAGCGTATATATTGTTAACTTTAGCACCGTTTTCCAGTCCTACATAGTCAAATCCTAGGATATAAATGTCTTCACAACCATCTAAAACTGCTTTATACAAGGCCGTAGGACCACTACTCCATCCTTTATTAGGGTTAAAATAGTTTAATCCTACGTATTTTTCAAATGCTTTGTTGTAATTTGTCCATACTTCGCACTCATATTGGAAGTTTGCTCCAACAATTTCGTGGATCATCTTAGGATCTACTGCAACTAGAACGTTAGGACAAAATTCTCTGTAGACAGCGTTACAAGCATACATCAAACCCTTGTCTACAAGATTTTCTAACTTAAATTTCTTTCGCGACGTTCCGTTGCCGATAACAAAACCGGTTCTTTTCATAACGTATTATTTAAAAAAAATGGAATTTTAGACTGCTTGTTCTGGTGCAGGTTGTGCGTACATGGTTTGAACAAACTCTAATTCTTTTTGTTGTTCTAATTCACGTGCTTCTGCTGTGCGTCTAATGGTATTAATCTGTTTTAGAGTAAGACGTGTTTTTCTAGTATCATCTGCTTTGACCACAGAAATATCTCTATCGGCATCATAACGTTTATCGTCGCCGAACGCTTTACCATCTTGATCAAAATAAAAGAATTCTTTTAACAACATGCTATTATTTATACTCCTGCTGGTGGAGTTTCGCCTCCGGGTGCCGGATCTGTTTCGTTTGGTGCTTCCGGTGCTTCGGCTCCAGGATCTGTAGATGCAAGATTATCTAAATCTTGTGACATACCGCCTGGTGTTACTCCAACGCTTCTCATTTGTACTTGAGAATTTTGATTGCTAAACTGACCTGCAACATTTTCTTCACGCCACATAGTTTCGTTTTCTGCCATTTCCTCTGCACTTAATCCTAAGAAACGTTTTAGTGCAAAACGTTTTGACATATACGGAACTTCTTGCAGTGAAGCAAATGTATTAACTCTTGCGTTATCCATTTCGCTTTGTCTGTATGCGGCAAAGTTTTGTGGTGAATTGAATTTTAAATCAAATAGATCATTGTCAATGTTTACACCTTTTGCATTAAGGTACATTTTAAATTCTCTATCAAAAATGTACGATACAAGACTTTGTAAACGTTTGCAATACTCGTTAAATCTTAATTCTTGAATATAAGCAGTACCTACCCTACCGTCGTTATACTGAGAAGCAGAATCTTCTGCTCCGGTAGGTAAGTATGAACTCGGAATACGTAATCCACGGAATAATTTATTAGTAAAATATTTTAAATCGTCGATTTCACCTAGGTTAGTACCACCCGGTAATGTTTCAACTTTAGATCCACGCCCTTCAGCAGTTTGTGGAAAGAAGTAATCTTCATTAATTGAAAGTGGGTTAAAACTAGCATCAATTACATTGGTGCCGCCACCTGTTGAACTTGGAATTCTACGTTGATGAATTTCATTCTTCACCCTTTCAACGAATCCCATAGCAAGGTGAGTAGGCATATTACCTACATCGATGTAAAATACTCTACGCTCTGGTGCTCTTTGCACACGGTAGATAATAATAGCATCTTCAAGTAATTCTTTCTGCTTATAAACTTTAAAAACTGATTCTAATAGTGAGTTACCAAACGGAAAGTTTCTGTCTAGTCCTTCACTTAAACTTAAATGCACAACGTGATTAGCATCAATTGCTAATTGATTTAAATTCTTATCAAATCGTCCGCCTGCATTTTGTGGCGTTGCACCGCCTACGTAACCTCTACCTAACGCACCGCCTGTGGTTGTGTAACTAACTTGGCTTTGGTTATCACCTGCATTAATTTGTGTTACTGATAAATTTTGAAAATTAGGATTAACATCTCTAATAACATATTGCTCAGGCTCTTTGCCTTCGCTCTCGTTTACAATAATCTTATCTACTTTAGCAGGATCAACATGCATCCATTTAAATGTTTCTGGATCTCTTACAAAGAAACAATCACCGTATTTGAATACGTTACGTATAATTTTAAAAATACGTCTTTCAAAATTATTTAGATCTGCCCATTGTTGTAGATAACCTTTTAATACCTTTGTTTCTGTTGATGTGCTTTGTGTTTTATAACTGATAAGAAACGGTGTTTCGTTTTCTTTATTCTTTTGTGTGCAAAATTCTGCTAAAATGTCTAATGCCGCGTTAACTTCTGAATCTTGATCCATTGTTTCATACTGACCATAACGTTCAATACGATTTGGATGTCCTGTGTAAACTTCTGGTAAAAATGACGAATAATTCGTTCTTGCCGGGCCTGCGCCGGAACCTGGAATGGGACTTGTGTTTCCTGATGTGTCTTTTGGCTTATATTCCTGAAAGTATTTTTTCCAACTCATGTTATTTTCCTATTACATCGACTGGAGTTCAGCCAACATATCCCTATTAATTTTAATCAAAGTATCAAGTTTTGCAGTCATTCCACCGGTAGTGTTATTTATAGGTGTTCCTGAACTCGACACATTATTTGATTGTACACTCTTTGCCGCCATGCTGTCAAGTTGTTCGTCGCTCAAACCGGTCATATTTTTTACCATTCCGCGGCCTTGTGCCTCCAAAGCGCCTTGATTTTTCTTGGCATAAGCATCAATTTCAGCACCTTTGGTTTGTGCCATGTTGATCATCGAGCCAATATCCATTTTACCATCTTTCATGCCGCCCTTCATGTCATTCATCATGCCACCCATCATGGTTAGAATGTTTCCTGCTGGAGAGTCTTTAGGTACTACCGCTTCTTCACCGTGCAACATGGCTGGAGTTCCCTTACCAAAGTTTTTAAACATTGTACCATAGTTACCCATGGTACCGTTATTCAGTTGGGTATCATTTATTAATTTAAAAAACTTCTGTGCGTTTTCTAGATCTTGTTTTGACGCATCCTTTTTGCCGCTTGCAATCTCTGCCGCGTTTCTGTAAAACTCGCCCAGTTGAGTGCCTACGCCTTTCTTAGTTTTACCATTAGAATAAGTGGCTTCAGGATCAAATAACCCTGCTTCTACGAATTTGTCTCTATATTTTTGTTGATAATTTGAACCTTTCGGATCTGCAACTGCCTCCATTAATATTTTCGTTTGGGCAGTTGTTAAGGTACTAGCATCAGCCTCCGCGGCTTTTTTTGCAACTTCGTCCTTGTCGATACCAAGAATTTTTCTAACAAGATAGGAACCAGCGAATGCCGCTTCTAATCCGTTCATTAATTCACCCCATTTTTTCTTAATGTAAGGTAGTAGTCCGCCTTCCGCTTCCATATCCTTTTTAAACCCGTCGATCCATTCTCGCAAAGCACCCGAACTTCTTCGAAGAAATATTGCAAAATCGTTCATGTATGGTGTTAATGATCTTCCTATTATTCCTACAAGATCCATCATAACATTTCTAAAGTTACTAATTGCCTGCTCAGTTTCGATTGCCGCTTTACCAAATCCGTCAATTTCTCCTAAATTACTTTCAGTTTCTTCTAATGTACCACCGAATATTCTTCCAAATCTTGCAATACCATTAAATGTATCTCCAACTGGATCACCGGCCATTGTAAGTGTAGCACCAAGTCTATTTGTTCTTTGTATAAATCCTGCATTTGCATTTGCTAATCCTCTAAAGTTTCCGATTAGCATTTTGTTATACTGATCCTGTGATCCTGTAAATGTTTTAGCACTACCAACGGCACCTTTGATTGTGTCATTGAACCCTCTCATGGTACCAGTAAGCATTGACGCACCATCTGTTATCGGAGCAATACCAAGCGTCGCCGCCATGGCCGCTTCTCTACCAGCATCACCAAATCCCGCTTCTGCCGTGTTTACAATACTTTCTATTCTCGCTCTCGTTGGACCATCCATACCTGCTAGGAAGTTACGGAAGTTTTCGTTCATGTTGGCTTTTGCCATACCTTGAGCGATATCGTCTGCCTGTTGTCCTGTTATCTCTGAAAGTCTACGTAAATTTTTCTGATAATCAACACTTAAATTTAAAAGTTGTTGTTCGTTTGTTGTACGCATTCTTAAACCTAATGCGTTTTGTGCTGTGTATTCTGCTACCTTTTCTGCTTGTTCGCCTACCGTAATACCATACTCTCTTAGACGCATCGAAAGTTCTGGTGTAATCCCTTTTAAAATATTAAGTGCTATGGCACCACCTCTTGATGCAGTACCTAAACTTGCTAATCCATCGGATACAGGTCCAAGT